GCATAGACTACTGTGACAGGCAGGGCAACGTGTTCGAACTGCTACATTGGGAGTACGACGGATTTGAATACAACGAGATCGCAGAGAAGAAAGAGAAAATGGAGGAATTCCTGCTCAATCAAGACTGGGATGAAAGGGCAAAGACAATGCTAGAACACAAGGACGAGTGGCACTCGTTAGGCTTTTTTGAACAGAGCGAATGGAAAACTAAATTCTTTGGCATTGAAAAAGAACGTTTCAAGATGGTGTTGTGGAAATAAATACTACAAATGAGCAACATACCTTACAACTACGGATCATACATAGACAGCAAAGTTGCAATGACTGACAACGGTCATGTGGACTCAGGCAAGCAGATGCAATCACCAGCCAGTGCAGGTAGTAGAGGACTGGCAAAAACGACACAGTTCACAAACAACCCAACACAGATGCAAATGGGCAACAGTCCAATAGCAGAATCAATGATACAAATACAAAACATCCTGAGCAGGATCGATGGTATATGTGTGCCAGTGTCAGAAGACGACGTTAAACCTATAATGCGTGATCCTTTAGATTCTGAACAAGCAAAAGATATGCAAAAAGACAGCGATTACTTGTATCTACGTGGCAAGGAGATAGACCAAGGTAGCATAATGTACAAGATGGAAGATTACAGCGATGGGATCTTTGAACTGCAATCAGCGAACTATGCCGATGGTACAGAATTAGACGAGAAGGAACTAGAAGAATTAGAAAGCACACAGGAACTGATCGACTGGGTCATGATTGACTTTGTGTCAGAATCAACTTCAGAAGACGCAGGTGAACTTGCAAGAATGAAAGAACTAGCAGGCATGGAAGATTATACACCAATGCCAGAGGGTGACGAGTTTGACATAGAAGAGGACGAGGACTTTGAAGAAGTGTTGGGTGTTTTAGGTTTCCCAGAAGACGAAACAGAATTATTTGACGCAGAGTACCAAGGAAGAAAAGTTCCACTTAACAAACCCATGCGTGGTGATGTTAAGAAATTCAAAGTGTACGTCAAGGATCCAAAGTCAGGCAACGTTAAAAAAGTAAACTTTGGACACGGTGGTACAAGTGCAAAAAGAAAAACCATGAGAATCAGGAAATCAAATCCAAAAGCAAGAAAATCATTCAGGGCGAGACACAACTGTGCAAATCCTGGACCGAAAACAAAAGCAAGATATTGGTCTTGCAGGAAGTGGTAACATGTTTGGCTGGTTAAAGAAAGTTTTAAGTGCTGGCGGAGACTCAGTAGCAGAACCAAAAAGAGCTAGATCCAAAGGCAGATACAAAGCAGACGACAAGTCCACTCCTGATGTGAACGAGGCATGGGAAGGCGGCAAGGCCCCTATGACTGCAAAACAGAAAAGAATAGCGGCCAAAAAAGCACTTCTAGGAAAAAAATGAAAGTTAACGAAGTCACAGGAATCACCGAACAAGAATTCGAACAATTAGCAGAGAAGCAAGATGCCTGCTACCATAAAGTGAAATCAAGATACAAAGTTTGGCCTTCGGCCTATGCCTCTGGTGCTCTAGTACAGTGTCGTAAAAAGGGTGCGGCCAACTGGGGTAACAAGAGCAAAAAATGAAGATAAACGAAATACAAGAAGGATCCGACAGAGAATATCTTAATCTTCCAAAAGAAGAAATAGAAAGATTACGGGCAAAGTTCCTTCCAGATTGGGAGTACAAGGATAACAGCCTGCAGAAAAGATACAAGTTTGAAGATTACTTCGAAGTGATCAGATTCCTGATCAACACAATAAAGCCTCAAGAAAAACTAGATCACCATGCAGACCTTGGTGTGTTCTACGATGAGGTCCTAGTGAAAATTTACACGCACAGGACAAAAGATGTTTCCGATTACGATTTCATGGTAGCCATGCAGATGGACATGATAGCCAAAATGAAACATGGAGCGATCAATCCTGAATACGGTTTAGACTCATTGGTCGACGAGGGCACTAGATGTTGGAAGGGCTACACTAAGAAGGGCATGAAGACCATGTTCGGTAAGAGAGTGCCAAACTGTGTCAAGAGAGAATCATTAGACATCTGTGTTAACTGTGGTGAATTGGTGTTTGAAGAAACACTCAACGAGGATCTTAAAAAATGGTTCAAAGACAAATGGGTAAGAGTTGGACCAAAAGGAAAAATTAGAGGTGCATGCGGTGGCAAGAGCAAAGGCGAAGGTAAACCCAAATGCTTACCAGCCAAGAAAGCATACGCACTAGGTAAAAAAGGTAGGGCAAGTGCGGCCAAAAGGAAGAGAAGAAAAGATCCTAATCCCAACAGACGTGGTAAAGCAATAAACGTCAAAACTAAAAAGAAAAAATAATCATACAACCCTGAGCAATAAATATTCTCCTAATGTGTGGAATATTATACTCCAAAGATTCGTCAGGATTCTTAGATCTTGAGATGCTAAAAAGGAGAGGACCGGAAGGATTTACAGAACAATATACCGACCTAGGATACTTCGCCCACAGTATGTTGACCACCATCGGTACAAATACACCACAGCCATATCAAACCAAATTTGGAACCTTGCTGTACAACGGATCAACTTATAACAGTGGTGGCGAAAATGACACCCAGTGGATAGGACAAAGACTAGATGATAAACTAGACAACACGCTTGATGTTGTAAGAGAGCTTACAGGAGAATATGCATTTATATACGTCACAGATAGGCATGTAGTCTTTTGTGTTGATCATTTTGACAGCAGGAACTTATGGTTCTACCACGATGCCGAAACAAGGCAATTAACAATAGCAAGTATTCCAAGTGTGGTGGAACAAAAACACAAAATGACTTGGCGTGCAGACGGGAACAAGATCTATGTGATCGACAGACATAATTTTTCAGTCGATATCCAAGTAAACAAAATATGGAATTTCGATCAAAATGTTAATCATTTTGATTTAGTTTTTGAAAACTTTGAACGGGCGATAAGTGATAGATATAATCCAGATACCAGCACCAATTTATTAAGCAGTGGATTTGACTCTGGAGTAATCAATTGTGCTACCCACAAGATATTTAAGAAAGTTGATTGTGTCAGTGATCCAGACAAGGAGATTGTGTCGACAATTAAGGAACGGATGGAAGTCCATGGTGCAGTAATCTTGCCAAATTACGGTGAAAACCAAAAAGACATAGAAACGATGTTCCATTCTATCATGCCGATTGATAAAATATGGGGCGATCCATCTGTCAACGGGTTGGTCAATCTAATGAAAAAATATGTATCAAAACGTAACAAAAAGATTGTGATCACAGGCAATGGTGGCGACGAAATATACAATGACTGGCAAGGACAAAAGTCAGGCCTTGTGTGGACAAAGACAAATGGATCTTTTCCGTCACACTTGCAGTTTGTATGGGGATATCACAATCACAATGGTAGAATGCAGTTGACAAATACCCGCACTGATTTTATTGCCGGCTATTATGGTTTAGAAGCACGTAATCCTTTAATAGACGTAAATCTAGTGCAGGCCTGGATCAACACAAAAAGCAAATTGAAGAACAGATACAAATCCTGGATGAAGGCGTACATGGAAGAACATGACTACCCGTACACAATGAAAAAAGTACATTCATGGAGTGAACCGTATGTACCCGAAGACTGGAAAATTACCAAACAAAGCAATAATAAAAAATATGTGTCTTAAAAAGTTTGCTTTAGCAATAGATATATTGTATAATATTAGGATAACAACAGGAGAAACAAATGGCAGTAAGAAACTTTAATGATGCTGAAAAGCAGAAACTAATCCAGATCATATCCCAGGGTTCACAGGTACTAGGTGAATTAGAAGATCTGAAAGGTGGATTGAAAGACACAGTAAAAGCAATATCAGAAGAACTTGAATTAAAACCAGCACTAATAAACAAAGCGATATCTGTTGCACACAAAGGCAACTACCAAAACATCGCTGACGAGATGGACACGCTGGAAAGCATACTGAACACAGCCGGCAAACTTTAGTGATAAAATTACTCAAAGAATTTTGGGTAACCAGTTACAACACAGACTCAACAGCATTCTATCTAGAATTGTTTTCTGTTGTAGTCACGGTGGCCGGATCCGCAGTATTGACTTTTACATCACCAGAGCCTATAATGAGTACTGTGTTTCCACTGTACTGGTTAGGATCTAGTACCATGTGTTGGGCAGGATTCAGACGAAGGCTAGTTTGGATTTCATGTCTCACAGGCTGGTTCACAATAATGAACACAATAGGATTATACAAAGTATTCATACAATGAGTTACATAGATGCACTTTTCAAAAAAGACGAAGACAAGATATACGTTGTAGAACGTGATCCCAAGAAGGGTCGTGTGTTCGTTGAGTATGACGCCAGGTACGTGTTCTACTACGAGGACGCAAGAGGTAAACACAGATCGATGACTGGTGCACCTTTACAGAGAGTCATGTGCCAGACTAACAAAGAATTCATAAAAGAGCAACGTATAAGATCAAACAAGCAACTTTATGAACACGATATCAACCCCGTGTTCAGATGTTTGGAAGAGAATTACTTAGGTAAGGACACTCCGAAACTGAACGTGATGTTCTTTGATATCGAGGTAGACTTCGATCCAGATCGAGGTTATTCCACAACAGATGATCCGTTCATGCCCATAACTGCCATAAGTTGTTACATGAGCTGGACGGACCAACTGGTCACATTCGCTGTACCTCCCAAGACTATTAGTATGGACGATGCAAAAGAACTTACAAAGAGATTTGACAACACAATGTTGTTTGAGAAAGAGAAAGACATGCTAGACGCATTCTTACAAATTGTTGAAGATGCAGACATATTGTCAGGCTGGAACAGTGAGGGTTATGATATCCCATACACAGTAGGGAGAATACAAAAAGTGTTAAGCAGTGATGACACACGAAGGCTGTGCTTCTGGGGTGAAAAGCCTAAGAAAAGAGTGTTTGAGAAGTATGGAAGAGAACAATTGAGTTTTGACCTTGTAGGTCGTGTACACTTAGACTTGTTGGAACTATACAGGAAATACACATACGAAGAAAGACATTCATTTAGACTAGACGCAATCGGAGAACATGAGCTCGGTGAGAGAAAAACTGTGTACGAGGGATCGCTAGATAACTTATATAAAAACGATTTTGGATTGTTCATAGAATACAACAGACAGGATACAGCACTGTTGGCCAAACTTGAAAAGAAACTTAAATTTATAGAACTTGCCAATGAGATAGCACATCAGAACACCGTGTTACTACAGACAACAATGGGTGCAGTAGCAGTGACAGAACAAGCAATAGTAAATGAAACACACAGACGTGGAATGCAGGTACCGGGCAGGAAGTACAAGAAAGACGGTGAAGAGAATCAACCGGCGGCGGGTGCATATGTGGCTACACCTATAAAAGGCATACACGACTGGATAGGATCTATTGACATCAACTCGCTGTATCCTAGTGTAATTAGAGCCCTGAACATGGGTCCAGAAACAATCGTTGGACAAATACGTCCAGTAATTACATCAGCAGAGATCAACAGAGCCAAACACGCCAAGAAATCATTTGCGGCGGCTTGGGACAGTCAGTTTGGCAGTTGGGAATATCAAGCAGTGATGAACCAAGAGAAAGGCACAGAAATAATTGTCGACTGGGAGGACAAGACCAGTGTGAGAATGAGTGCGGCACAACTTTACGAAATTGTTTTTGACGGGAACAACAAATGGATGTTGAGTGCAAACGGCACTTTGTTTACATACGAGTATGAAGCGATCATTCCAGGATTATTGAAACGTTGGTATGCAGAGAGACAGGAGATGCAGAAGAAAATGCGTGAGTGCGGAGACAACGAAATCGAAAGAGAGTATTGGGACAAGAGACAGTTGGTAAAGAAGATTAACTTGAACAGTCTGTATGGTGCAATCCTGAATCCAGGTTGTAGGTTCTTTGACATGAGAATTGGACAATCAGTTACACTGTCTGGAAGATGTATCACTAAACACATGGCTAGTAAAGTCAACGAGATCGTTGCAGGTAAGTATGACCATAAGGGCGAGAGTGTTGTGTATGGAGACACAGACTCTGTTTACTTCTCGGCTTACAAGACCTTACAGAAAGAAATTACAGAAGGTATCATACCATGGACTAAAGATTCTGTTGTGGCACTATACGATAGGATATCAGATGAAGTAAACACTTCATTCAAAGCATTCATGACAAAGGCATTCCACACGCCAAGCACAAGAGGAGAAGTTATTGCGGCAGGTAGAGAGCTTGTTGCATCCAAAGGATTGTTCATCACAAAGAAAAGATATGCATTACTTTACTACGACAAAGAGGGCACACGTACAGATATTGAGGGCAAGGATGGCAAGATGAAAGCAATGGGACTGGATCTAAAACGTTCAGACACACCTGTATTCGTACAGGACTTCTTGAGTGAAATACTATACATGGTGTTACAGGGAAAAGACGAAAAGGACGTGCTAGATAGGATAAGTGAATTTCGAGCGGAATTTAAAGCAAGACCAGGTTGGGAAAAAGGCTCGCCTAAGAGAGCAAACAACATGACAAAATACACAGCGGCCGAGGAAAAAGCCGGTAGAGCAAACATGCCAGGACATGTTAGAGCAAGTATGAATTGGAACCGATGTAGAGAAATGTATGGAGACAAATACAGTATGCCCATAACAGATGGTGCAAAGGTTATTGTATGTAAACTAAAACAGAATCCGCTGGGTTACACCAGTATCGCTTATCCAGTAGACGAGTTACGTATTCCAGAATGGTTTAAAGAACTGCCGTTCGACGGTGATGCAATGGAAACAGGTATACTAGATCAAAAACTAGATAACTTGATTGGCGTACTCGATTGGGACGTGCAAAGCACAGAAACCACGAATACATTCAACAAACTTTTTGAATTCTAAATAAGACTATGCTGAGCATTGAAGAAATAAAATTATTAATAGAGAAACTTGAACGTGTAAAGAAAGAAGACCTGCAGACCCTTATAGACACTAATTTACAGATACTCAAGGACCTTGCATTGGCAGTCGATGCCAACAACAAGCAAATGATCGACAGATTAGACAAAACAACAAAATGGTTTGCACGTGATCTTGAAGAAAAACAGGAAAATCCTGTTGTTGACCCTGTGTTGCAAAAGTTTGTGCAAAGTAAAATCTTCCAGTTTTCAAGAACAAACATTTATAACAGTCTAGAGATAGGACCAGGAAATGGTATGTTCTCTATGGATTTCCGGGCATGGAGATTAAACTTTTTCCTTGATGTGCTGGATAAGGAAAAACATATTAGGAAAAAATTTCCAAGTAAGCACCAAAAGTATTTAAAATTCTACATGACACGTAACACTGAATGCAGTAACATTCCACAAGGCAGTTGTAATTTTATATTCAGTTGGGACACTTTTGTGTTCTTCACACAAGAGCATATACAACAATACCTGCACGATATCAAAAGAGTGCTGGTACCAGGAGGTTATTGTTTTATACAATATGCTGACTGCCATTATGACCGCGAACTAGATAAGGCTGAAAGAGGTTACTGGAATTACAACACAAAAACTGCTATGACACAGATGATTAAAGACGAAGGTTACGAAGTTGTGGAAATGCATCAATTTAGACCTGGTTCCAGTTATGCTATATTTCGTAAACCTGGTAAACAAAATCCAGTTGTATACAACATAAATG